ATCCCAACAGCGCATTGGCATATTTGCGGTTTGATTCCCGCCAGTTCGATTCAATCCCAACTCGCAAGTATCTGATTCGTGGACAAAAAATCCAACTGCCCAGCAACGCCACCGTCGATACCACCACGTACTTGGGTCGCGTCACCTATTCCGGCGTCTGGGACGGCACCTTCGGCGCTGCAACGTGGTGTAACGACCCAGCGTGGTGCCTCTGGGATTTGCTCACCAACACCCGTTACGGCGCCAGCATCCCCACCAGCAGCCTGGATCGCTACGACTTCTACGCCATCAGCCAATACTGCAACGCCCTTGTTGACGACGGCAAAGGCGGATTGGAACCACGCTTCTCCTGCAACCTACTAATTAACAGCCGCGACGAGGTTTACAACGTCATCCAAGAGATGACCAGCCTGTTCCGTGGCATCGCGTATTACGGCGCCGGCTCGCTGGTGCTCCAGCAGGACAAACCGACCGACTCGCAATATCTGCTGGGACAAAGCAATGTCGTTGATGGCATTTTTGTTTACAGCGGCACATCACAAAAAGCCCGCCATAGCGTCGCAACCGTTGCTTGGCAGTCCTACGACACTCTTGGCGAAGTTGAGTACGAATACATCGAAGATGCAGACGCTGTAGCCAAATACGGCATCATCAACAAAGACATCAAAGCCCTCGGTTGTTACAGCCAAGGTCAAGCGCACCGCGCTGGTAAGTGGGCACTCCTTAGCGAACAAAACCTGACTGAAACAGTTACCTTCTCGGTGTCTATCGACAGCGGCATCATCTTGCGCCCTGCAATGGTGATTGACATTGCCGACCCGATGAAGGCTGGCACACGTCGCAGCGGGCGCATCAATTCTGCAACCACAACAGCAATAACTATCGACAACAACAGTCTGACCGTCAACGTATCTAGTAGCCCAACTATTTCGGTCTTGATGCCAACCGGCTTGGTTGAAACACGCACCATTGTTAACATTTCAGGCCGCATTATCACAGTCAACAGCGCCTTCAGCGAAGCCCCCAACGCCAACGCAATCTGGCTCATCCAAACCAGCGACATCGAAGCACAACAGTTTCGCGTTCTTAATGTTGCTGAATCGGAAGACGGCATCTACGGCGTCACCGCCCTGCAGTACAACAGCAGCATTTACAACGCGATTGAAAGCGACAATACTCTGACCACCCGCGACATCAGTAACCTCAGCGATCCACCTGATCCGGTCAGCAGCATCAGCGGCACTGAATATCTCTATCAAGACGGCCAAGGTGTATTTTCGGGCTTCAGCCTTAGCTGGATCAGCCCCAAGGAACGTGTTTCTGAGTTTCGCATCAAATACCGAATTGACAACGACAACTGGCAGCAAATCAATACGACATCACCATCAACAAAAATTCTTGATACACGCCCTGGAACGCTTTACATCCAAATCCAGGCATATAGCTATTTGAACAAAGGCAGTGCAATCGCCACCGCGCAATTCCCGCTTGTTGGCAAAACCGCCGTTCCCGGCAATGTCCAAAACCTCAGCTTTGAGGCCATCAATGCCAATTCAGGTCGTCTGCGCTGGGATGAAACCGTAGACCTCGATGTGAAGGTTGGCGGCAAAATCCACATCCGCCATAGCAACCTGACGGATGGTTCAGCTAGCTGGAGCAACAGCGTCGATCTGATCCCCGCCAAATCCGGTAGCGCTACTGAGGCCATCATCCCGCTGGTGGAAGGCGAGGTGCTGGTCAAGTTTGAAGATGACGGAGGCCGCCAAAGCGCCAGCGAAACTAGCATCATCATCGACTTGCCCGACACGCTGGCACCACTCACGCTGATCAACCGGCGCGAAGACCAAGACGCCCCACCATTCCAAGGCACCCGCACCAACACCTTCTACAGCGACGAATTTGACGCCCTGACACTGGATGGCTCAGAACTTCTGGATGACGTGCCTGATGTGGACGCTATGGTGACATTTGACGTAATTGGGGATGTTCAAAGTTCTGGCACTTATAATTTCGCCAACACTGTTGATTTTGGCAACATATATTCCATTGACTTCAGTCGTTATTTTGTCACTCGTGGTTATTTCCCGAGTGATTTGGTTGATAGTCGTTTGGGGGAAGTAGACACTTGGAGCGATTGGGACGGCGGCGTGATTGACTCTGTAAACGCAGTGCTTGAACTTCGCAGCACCACTGACAATCCCAGTAGTAGTCCAACTTGGAGTGCTTGGCAACCCTTTGTTAATGGTACGTTCCGTGGCCGTGGTTTTCAATTCCGTACCACATTGACTAGTAGTGACATTGCAGAAAACATCCTCGTCGATGAGCTGGGCTACCTCGCCACCGTCCAACGCAGAACTGAGCAAAGCAACGCTGCGACCAGTGGCACCACTAACACGGCAATAACCTTTCCTTATCCATTCTTCACTGGAACTGCAAGTATTGGCGGACTCAATGCTTATCTGCCTAGTGTTGGCATTACTGCACAAAACATGCAGGCAGGAGATTATTTCCAAATTGGTAGCGTTACTGACAGCGGTTTTGTTATTAGCTTCTATGATTCCAGCGCCAATCCAATTACGCGACAATTTACGTGGAGCGCCACCGGATATGGTAAACGCGCTTAGAATGTGTGAAAACTGCTGGTAAACATGCCTCCCCAAGCAGACTATGTAGTTAGCAATGGCACCGGCGCTAGCGTAAGAAGCGACATTAATAGTCAACTTGCAGCAATTGTTAGTAATAACAGCGGCGCCGTCGAGCCTTCCACCACTTATGCCTTTCAATGGTGGGCCGATACAACTACTGGCTTATTAAAAATTCGCAATGCCGCCAACTCAGCTTGGGTAACTGTTGGCACACTGGCCACCGCAAACCTTGGTCTATTGACCACCACCTCCGCTGCCAGCACCTATCTCGCCTTAGCGGGTGGCACCATTACCGGCACTCTTGAAATTGGTTCTGCTGGTTCGCTGGTGTTTGAGGGCAGCACCGCCGATGGCAACGAAACCACGCTGGCGGTTACGGACCCCACCGGCGACCGCACGATCACCTTGCCAGATGCCACTGGGACTGTGCCTCTGTTAGGCTTGGCGCAGAGTTTTACTGCGGCTCAACGTGGTAGCATTACAGCGCTGACTTCGGCCAGTACGATCACTCCTGATTTTGCTTTGGCTAACAACTTCAGTCTGACCTTGGGGCATAACGCCACGCTGGCGAACCCCACCAACCTGACCGCCGGCCAAAGCGGCGTGATCTTCATCACGCAAGACGCCAGCACCGCCTACACCCTGGCCTTTGGCAGCTACTGGGACTTCAGCGGCGGCACCGCCCCGACTGTCACGAGCACGCTGTCGGCGGTGGACTGCTTGGTCTACGCGGTCCGCAGCAGCACCAGCATCCACGCCCAACTGATCACGAACCTGAGCTGAGACATGGGAGTTCCCGGAAGCGCCAATTTTCTGCTGGCTGGCTCGCAGGGCTACCGCATCGAACGCAGCCTGCGGTTCAACTCGGCGGATTCGGCGTACCTCAACAGGACTCCGGCGAGTGCGGGGAACAGGAGGACAGCTACATGGAGTGGATGGATAAAGCTAGGCAACCACTCAAGCACCGGCGAGTATTACCTCCTATGCACAAATGGAACTTCTGATTCCACTTTCTTCTACATCCAAATTCGCAATAACCAACTTCGTTTTGGGCAATTCAACAGTGGAACATTCGCCCTTTATTCAACGCAGCTTTTTAGGGATCCGTCGGCTTGGTATCACATTGTTGTTGCAGTAGACACTACGCAAGCAACTGCCTCTAATCGTGCGAAGGCTTATGTGAATGGAACTGAAATAACAAGTTGGAGTACGGCAAATTATCCAGCGCAGAATAATGACCTAGGCATCAACGACACCCGCGCCCATGCGATTGGTGCTGGTTATGCGTCCGGTAGTCCTTACGCTTACTGGGATGGGTACGTTACTGAGACTTATCTTATCGACGGCCAAGCCCTGACCCCCAGCAGCTTTGGTGAGACCGACACCATCACCGGCGTCTGGAAGCCCAAGAAGTATGCCGGCACCTACGGCACCAACGGCTTCTACCTCAACTTCTCGGACAACTCCGGCACCACCAGCACCACGCTGGGCAAGGACAGCAGCGGCAACAGCAACAACTGGACGCCCAACAACTTCAGCGTGACCGCTGGCGCCGGCAACGACAGCCTGATCGACACCCCAACGCCCTACGCCGATGGCGGCAATGGCAGGGGGAATTACTGCACGCTGAATCCGCTAGACAATGGCGGGCTGGCGCTTGCTAATGGAAATCTTGAAGGAACCTACACCGCTACCGCTTGGCGCACAGCACGAGCGACTTTCGCAATCACTTCTGGTAAATGGTACTGGGAAATCAGTTCTCCCAACGCAACGACTAGCACATCGCCGTACCAGGCGATCATGGCCGGGATTGCAAAATCCGCAGCAACACTTACGAGTTATGTTGGATCGGATGCTTCCGGGTGGTCATATTTCAATGTAGATGGTACAAAATACACGAATGGATCCAGCGCTGCCTACGGTTCTACTTGGACATCTGCAAATACTATTGGCATTGCGTTTGATGCCGACAACGGAACGCTTACGTTTTACCGAGACAACACAAGCCAAGGGACAGCCTTTACTGGGCTTACATCGGGTCCCTACTTCCCAGCCGTAAGTTGCTACAGCGGGTCCTCTGTAACG